CACGACCTCTGATCGCTCCCATGATTTGTGATCCGTCGGCCAGTCTTTGTGTACCAGCTGTATTGGTTGCTGTTGGTACATATGTATTAATATCTTCTTGGTCCGAGAACCTTATAAACATATCATCTTGTGTTTCAGGTGATCCAATAGTTGTTTCTGTACCAAAAAATACTAAGTGTCTATCAGGTGTAGACACTAACATATGTCTTGATGCTGTCGGTGCGCCTGATATAATTGTTGCTCTTGTTGCTGTTGCATTTGATAGAGATGAGTCCCATTCAAAACATGCACCATCATGAATTAAACAAATTGCTTTATCACCAAAGTTATCTAATGACCACATACCCGGTTCAAGAACTAAATCCCCTGATGCTGCTTCTCCCCATGCAACATATTCTGAAGAGTTAGTTACTGTTGCTCCGTCACTATGAGCTGCTCTAGTTGTTCCTCTAACTGCTCTTGTAATACCTGTTAAATCATTTCCAGATACCCCTGTGTAAGAGATCTCCTCTGTCCCTACTAAAATAAAGTTTGTTCCTGAATCAGGAAAGTTTGTGGTGCTTGCTAATGTAATAGAGCTACCTGATCCTCCAGTTCCATTTGCGTTATCTCCAAGTGCACCATTTAAAGTAGTTGTAACTGCTGAACCATCTTCTCCGCCCCAAGAACCTAGACCGTAACCAAAACCTTGAGCTTGAACAGCTGGACCAACAGTGTAATATTTTTGTATTCTTATACCACCTGATGTTGTTGCACCAGATCCAGTTTCATTTGAAGCCATTGTTATAGTTATTGTTGTATTAGTAGGTGTGGTAGTCACCATAAATTTTTTGTCGTCAAAATTAGAAGAACTAAAATTAGAGTTTGTAATCGTTGTAAAATTATCCATTAATAATATATCTCCTGGTGCTAAACCATGAGCAGATGAATAAGTTATTGTAACTGTAGGTGATCCGTTGGTCGTGGTAAATGCGTTAGTAAGCGTGGTAGTGGATTGAATAGGATGTATGTCGTAAAATACACCTCCAGAAAAAGCATAAAGTATTCTGTTTGTGCCAATGATGGCATATTTTCTAGATAAACTATTAATAAAATGATGTAGACCTCGACCTGCTCCAGTCAATTCATTTTCATTTAATGTACCTAATTGATTCCAACCACCTATTTTTTCAGGGGCACCATAACGAAACCTAGCATTATCACAGTCTGTCCATTGTCCTTCTGCGCCTGTTTCTGAAAGTTGTTTATTAATACCTGGTTGAAAACCTATTTTCTGTAACATAATCGATCATACCTTTAAGATTTTAAATTATCAATAATAAGAATTATAGCTTATTTATTGCTGTTTGTGTAGCTAATATTACTCTATCTGTGTCTTGGACACCCTCCATTGGACGATGTAGATTATCAGAGTTCCAAATGTACCAAGTAAAACCTATTGGTTTTATCTGTAAAGTGCAAAGCTTTGAATCAAACTCTGTTCCTATTGTTGTAGGTGTTAAATAACAAATACCAGAAATTTGAACACTATCTTTATGTTGTTCTTCAAAATGTTTATGCCAAACACCTAAAGTATTGGTATTTTTTTCTAGATTTAATATCCATGCTTTTGATTCTTTTACAATGTAAGGACCAATTATATCGTTTAAAAATTTAAAATAATGTTTTTTAATATATTGAATTGTAGGATTATCTATCTTAAAAACGTTAGGATCTGATTGATGAGGCGGGTGTGTACAGTTTGGATACTGAAAACAACAAGGATTCTTTTTAACATAATTTTGTAAGTATTCCACGATTGAATCATCATCATAAGGTTTAAATGAATAAGCTTGTATCATAGTTTATTCCCAAGGAGCTATTTCATAGCAGTTAAAAGCCATAGTAATTCTTGTACTTTGTAAACTTGAAGGCTTTACTTCATGAAGCAACATAGGGTCAAACAATACTACCTTACCATATTCTTCTTTTATAGTTAAATCAAAGTCTTTAAAATATGTTCCAGGACCTTCATTACTTAAATATAATATACCTGAAAATCCAGTGCACCCTTTGTGATGGTGTAACATTGCATAGTCGTCTTTGTGATAAACATTTCCCCAACACTCTTTCATAGCAGTTTTTTTATTACACACACTATTTGAAAATGGTTTTATTTCCATTGCAAATTCTTTTATTTCAGGCTCCAACGATAAGCTTTCAAAACCTGTAAACTTTGCTTTTACATTTGTTTTGTAACTAAAAGAAGAGTTCTTTGTTTTATCTATAATTTTTTGCTTTATGTTTTCTAATAGATTTACGTTCTTTATAAAGAACGTGCTTATGTAACAATCTCTAAAAACTCTTCTTTCTATCGTGTGTTGAATATTCATTAAAATAATTTAGTATCTATTTCTTTTACATAACCTTCTTTTATTTTTTTAACTATTTGTTTTATTATATGGTCATATTCAAAATTAATTATTTCAAAATCAGGTTTTATTTTTTCAGGAGTTTGAAATGCTTTATTTGTATCTTCGTATCGACCTTTTTTTATAGTATTCATCCATATAAAATAATTAAACCTTACTCTTAAAGATTCGTAAGGACAAACAAAATCTGCAATCGCACCAGGTTCTCTTGCCATTTCACACAACTTAAACATTCTATCACTTTGTCTCATTCTACCATTAAATGAAAAATCATAGTCTTGAAACATATCCCTAATCTCATCATTATTAAAATATGCATAATTAATATTCTCATCTTTTAAAGATTGCCAAAGTTTTTTTGCAAACGTAGTTTTCCCTGAACCAGGTAAACCAAAAATAAGTATTCTATTAAAAGATTCGTAAATCATTTTGATAAATTAAAATTTATAACACATCTTTTTAAAGATTCTATTGGATGTCCTGATGCATGTTTCTTGCTTCCATCAAATAGTAATAAACTTCCTTTCTTTGGCATAATCCTGTCGGTAATATTATTATCATTATCAAATAAAAAAGTAAACCCGTCACTATCATTAACATAATAGATAGCAGCTAAATGTGGATCGTCCATATCTCGATGAGGACAGTTGTAAGTTTCTGTAGTTGCTTTTATATTTTGTCCCTGAAGGTTTACTTTAGCTCTTAAAATTTTATTTGGCAGATTAAGTTTATCTATTATTGTATTTGGAAGATAGGAGTATTTAGAATACTCACTATAAAAAACATGACATACTTGATAGTAGTCTAAAATATTAGAGAAATTTTTTTCTTCTTGTTTAAGATCAAACAAAGATACAGTATTCTCATGAGAGTAATGCCAAGGAAAATTTATATTAAAAATAGTGTCGTGTATTTCATCCACCTTTGTCGACGTTAAAAAATTTTTATAGAGATAACTCATTTAAGTCGTCCTTTTTTCCTATACTACCTTTTATAAAAACATTAAAAGCAAGACTAATTCTTAAATTAGATCCTTTCTTTTTTTCAACAGAGTGCTCTAAACCAGAAGGAAACAATACTAAATCATTTGTTTCAATATTAAACTTCCATGATGTTGAATTGTATAAATTATAACTGCTGTGTTTAAATTGAATTGCAGAACTACCTGGTTTGTAAAACTTTATAGAATCATGTTTTTTATTTGCACTAACATAAAACACACCGGACAAAATAGAGTTACTATGTGAGTGATGGTGATGGTGCTGATCTTCTTCTGTATAGTTAAGCCAAGACTGTGTAATGTAAGGAGTTATGTTATTTGTGGTACATATAATATCTTTAAAATAACTATTTATATGAACCATAAAAGCTTCTTTTAATTTAGGAAAACTATTATCTAATATATAAGTATCTTTAGAAGCAAAGTTTCCTTCGTTTTTAAAACAGGTTTGTTTTTTATTTTTAAATACATCTAAATCTTTTTGAGACACTATATCTTTTAATTGCGTCTTGTAGATAGGTGTAGGAAATATAGGATAAACTTTATTCATTTTGTATTAAGAAACTAAACACCCACATTTTTCTTTCTCCTTTATTTAAAGTTTTACTACCGTGGTAAACTTTAGAAACATAATAACAAAGTAAATCTCCTTTATTAAACTCTATTATGTCATCTTCAGTTGGTGTTTTTAAAACGTAAGGTTGACCTCCTTCCACATTTGATAAAAATAAATTACAGTGAAATGTATCATAGCCTTGTTTATATATTGGATCTTTGTGTAAATAGCAATGGTCACCAGGATAAGCACAACTAGCAGCCATAAAATGTAAATTAGTTACGTTTAATTTTTTTTCTATTTTATCTTGCACTTCATAAACTTCTTTAGGGTATTCTATTTTATCATAGAACCTAGACGTAACTCTATTACCTCCCATACCTCCATCTTGAAAAGTATGTTTGTTTTTATCTATCCAATTAGATAAAATGTTTAATACACTCTCCTCAATAAAATTTTTATGTAATGTATATTTTTGCATTTAATTAAAAGTAAAAACTAATGATCTTCTCATACCATGTTTTGGATATTCAAATTGATGAGGAACATTATCTCCGAAACAAACTATTTTATAATTTTTAGGAGTAATGCTTTTAATTAAAGTTTTTCTATCCTCTTCATAAACATTTAAATTACCGTGCACGTCTTCTCCAAAATACATCATGAATATGGAGTGAGGTGTATTTTTTTCATGATCTACGTGTACAATTGTTTTATCATATTCTATTTTAGATGTTATATTAATTACTCCTCTTAATATTTTATTAAACTCTAAATTATATTGTTTTGTAAATCTTAATAAAATACTTAAAAAAAATGCAGTATGAGTTGACAAATTTCGATCTATCTTATTTTTAAATTCTGGAGCATCAATTCTAGCAACTAAATTATGAATTAACACAGGAGCGTCCCTTCTATAAGTCCCTATATATTTTTGATAATAAAAAGGTATTTTACT